ATTCTTTTGTGGAATGCTTGACCTTCAAAATAAAAGACTTTATGTGTTTGATGAATTCTATGAAAAAGGACTGTCAAACAAGGCTATTGCATCCAAGATTGAAGAAATGGGATTTAGGAAAGAAAGAATCACAGCAGATTGTGCTGAACCAAAGTCCATTGATGAACTGAACACCTTCCACCTTCATGTCACAGGTGCAAAGAAAGGAAAGGATTCAATCAATAATGGCATTCAATGGATTCAGGAACTTGAAATCATAGTGCATCCAAGGTGTGTGAACTTCCTGACAGAAATCAGCAACTACACTTGGAACACAGACAAGTTTGGAAAGAAACTGAATGTTCCAATTGATGACTTCAATCATCTAATGGATGCAATGCGGTATGCTTTGGAAAAATACATCCTTGGAAACAAGTGGATATATTAGAAATATTAAGAAAGGGGTGAAAGGAATGCTTTCAGAAGCTGAAATTCTTCAATTCATAAATGAAGACAAGGTGTCAACAAAGAAGCATCTTGCACAGGTTGGTCAAAAATATTATGAAGCAGAACATGACATTCTGCAATATAGGGTGTTTTATTACAATGCTGATGGAAAACTTGTGGAAGACACTACAAGAAGCAACATCAAGATTCCACACCCATTCTTCACAGAATTGGTTGACCAATGTGTTCAGTATATGCTTTCAGGAAAAGATGGATTCATCAAGACAGACATTCCTGAATTGCAGGAAAGACTTGATGAATATTTTGATGATGACTTCACATCTGAATTGAATGATGTCCTGACAGGTGCAGTCAGCAAGGGTTTTGATTATATGTATGCATATATGAATGCAGAAGGAAGACTTGCTTTTCAACATGCTGATTCAATGGGTGTTGTTGAAGTCAGGGCAAAGGACACAGATGATGGTTGTGAATATGTCATATATTGGTATGTTGACAGGATTGCAAAGGAAAACAAAGTCATCAAAAGAATCCAAGTATGGGATTCAATGCAGACAACCTTTTATGTTCAGGAAGAAGAAGGGAAACTGATTCTTGATGACAAGGAAAAATTGAATCCAAGACCACACATCACCTATCACAAAGATGGTGATGATGCAATTTATTATGAAAACTTTGGATTCATTCCATTTTTTAGATTGGACAACTGCAAGAAACAGTGGTCAGGCTTGAAACCTATCAAATCCCTGATTGATGATTATGATATGATGTCTTGCGGTCTTTCCAATAATCTTGCAGACTTTGACCATCCACTGCATGTTGTCAAAGGATTTCAGGGTGACAACCTTGAAGAACTGCAACAGAACCTGAAAACAAAGAAGATGATTGGTGTTGATGATTCAGGCGGTGTGGAAGTTCACACTGTTGATATTCCATATCAGGCAAGACTGACCAAGATGCAGGAAGATGAAAAGAACATTTACAGATTTGGAATGGGTTTCAATTCTGCACAGCTTGGTGATGGAAATGTGACCAATGTTGTCATTAAATCAAGATATGCACTTCTTGATTTGAAATGCAACAAACTTGAAATCAGACTGAAACAGTTCCTGAAAAAAATCCTGAAAGTTGTCATTGCTGAAATCAACAGGATTGATGGAACTGATTATCAGATAAAAGATGTTTGGTTTGACTTTGAAAGAGAGGTCATGACCAATGCTTCTGACAATGCACTGATTGAAAAAACAGATGCTGAAACCCAACAGGTCAAGTTGAATAGCATCCTGAATGTTGCACAGGCATTGGACAATGAAACAGTTCTGCAAGCAATCTGTGAAATTTTGGAACTTGATTTTGAAGATGTCAAGATGAAGGTTCAGGAACAGGATGAAACAGAACAGGCTGAACAGATGTTGAATCAGATGACACCTGATGATTCAGGCGGTGATGCTGATGAATAAAAGACAGTTGATTGTTCAGAAGCAGTTTGTGCAGGATGAAAAAGCGGTCATCAGGGAATTGAAACATGAATATTCCAAAACCCTTGCAGAAATCAATGACAGAATCAAGGTTCTGCAATCAGGAGAAATGACACAGGCGAAAATCTACCAACTGCAATATCAGTTATCACTTAGGACACAAATTTCAAGCATCCTTGACAAAATGCAGTCCAATAATTATCAGACAGTTCAGGCATATTTGAATGGGTGCTATAAAGAAGGGTTTGTTGGTGCAATGTATGACCTGCAAGGTCAGGGAATACCACTTGCATTCCCTATTGACCAAAATCAAGCAGTCAAGGCGGTTCAGCTTGATTCAAAGGTCAGTCAAGGCTTATATGCAAGAATGGGGGTCAATGTCAATGAGTTAAAGAAAAAAATATCAGATGAAATTGCAAGGGGGATTTCAAGCGGTCTTTCTTATGAAAGGATTGCAGGAAACCTTCAATGGATGGTCAATGGTGATTATTCAAAATCCTTGCGAATAATCAGAACAGAAGGTCACAGGATTCAAAATCAGTCAGCACTTGATGCAATGCATAAAGCGGTGAATGTTGGTGCTTCAATCGTGAAACAGTGGGATTCAACCTTGGATGGAAACACAAGGGACACCCACAGGGAACTTGATGGACAAACAGTTGGAATTGATGAAGAATTTGTCATTCCATCCACAGGTGCAAGGGCATTATATGCAGGCGGTTTTGGTGACCCATCAGAAGACTGCAATTGTCGGTGTTGCATTTTGCAAAGGGCATCTTGGAACATGGATGACTATGATGCAACCAAGATGGACAATGAATCAGGTCTTTTGGTGGAATTCAAAGAAAAAGACTATCAAGCATTCAAAGATGCATACTTTGATGCAGTTGGTAGTTGATTCATTTGGTGGAATGTAAAACCACTTGTCCTGAATAAGACAATAAACTGTTCTTTTTGTATGTCACAACATCAGGGGTGATGTAAAACACCCACTTCAAATCAAACATGACATAACATGTAAAAATTGTATGAAAGGAAGGAATGGAACAATGACATTACAGGAAATTTTGAAATCACAGGGTCTTTCTGATGAACAGATTGAAAAGGTGACAGGTGAAATGAAGCAGAACAAGATTTTTCTTGCGGATGAAGAAAATCTTGGTATCAGATACAAGAAATTAAAGGATGACCATGATGCACTTGAAAAACAGCATGGTGAAGCAACCACCCTGATTGAAGAACTGAAAAAGGGAAGCAAGGGGAATGAACAGTTGCAGTCCAAAATCACTGCTTATGAAACACAGGTTGCTGAATTGCAGAAGGAATTGGAACAGACCAAGGTGGAAAGTGCAATCAAGGTTGCACTGCTTTCAGCAAAGGCAACAGATGTTGACTATCTGACATTTAAGCTGAAAGAAAAAGGGGAAATCAAGTTGGATGACCAAGGCAACATCAAAGGCATCAATGACATGCTTGCAGGTTTGAAGACACAGTTCCCAACACAGTTTGAAACTGCAACCCAAAAGAAGATTGATGAACACAAACTTCCTGATGGTGATGACACCAAGAAAATCAGTCAGGAAGAATTCAACAAGATGGGTTATCAGGACAGACTGAAAGTTTACAATGAAAGTCCTGAACTTTATGCAGAGTTATCAGGAACAAAAACCAACTAATTGAAAGGTAAAGGTGAATAATTATGGCTAATGTAGTAACTACTCTTGACAAACTTATCAATCCGCAGGTCATGTCTGACATGATTTCTGCAAAAGTAGAACAGAAGATTGTGGTCACACCATTTGCAAAGATTGACAATACTTTGCAGGGTCGAGCAGGTGACACTGTGACAGTTCCTTCCTACAAGTACATTGGGGATGCAGAAGATGTTGCAGAGGGTGTGGAAGTTGGCACTGTTGCACTTGAAACTTCCACTGAAACCTTCACAATCAAGAAGGCAATGAAAGCTGTTGAACTGACTGATGAAGCAGTTCTTTCAGGTTATGGAAATCCTGTTGGTGAAACCAACACACAGCTTGCAAAGGCTATTGCATCCAAGGTGGATAATGATGCAATGGATGCACTTGGAGATGCACAGTTGAAGTATTCCAAGGATTCTGCAAATGTCATCAGCTATGCAGGAATTGTCAATGCTGTTGACCTGTTTGAAGAAGAAGTGCAGTCTGACAAGGTGATGTTCATTCATCCAAAGCAGGTGACACAGCTTCGTCTTGACCCTGACTTCATCAGTGCAGACAAGTATGACAATGCTGTTATGATGCGTGGTGAAATCGGTATGATTGCAGGTGTCAGAATTGTTCCTTCCAAGAAGGTGAAACTTGCAAGCAAGAAATATTCTTGTCCTATCGTTAAGCTGAACAATGATGCTGAAACAGAAGATGATGCACCTGCATTGACTATCTTCTTGAAGCGTGACACCAATGTTGAAACTGAAAGAAAGTCCCTTGCACGAAAGACAGCAATCAGTGTTGACAGGATGTATGGTGTCAGCATCACCAATCAGGCAAAGGTCATTATTGCAGAATTTGCAAGTGAAGTGACAGCCTAACAGCAATCACTTGAAAGGCGGTGAATCATAAATGATTGTTAAAATTGAAGATGTGATGTCACTTCCTGAATTCAGTGGTATGAATGAAAATCAGATGCAGTCAAGACTTGATGCACTTGAAATTCTTGTCAGGAAGTACACCAACAACAATTTTCAGAATAGACACATCAGGTTTTCCGCTTCAAGCCTTGGAAACAGAATCATGGGGTGTCACCCATTCATCAGGGTGGGTGACACTGTTCAGATTTCTGAAAGCAATGTGAATGATGGATTGTATGTTGTCACTGAAATTGGTGATGATTTCATCAGAATTGATGAAGAACTGTTCCCTGTTGACCACAACCTTGTGACAAAAGTTGAATATCCTGTTGATGTCCAACAGGGTGTCATCAAACTGTTACAGTGGGATGTGGAAAGCATGAACAGAATTGGAATCAAGTCAGAAACTATTTCAAGGCATTCAGTGACCTACTTTGACCAAGACAAAAACAATCAAGTCATGGGATTTCCTGTGTCCCTGCTTGGGTTCTTGGAAGTTTACAAGAAAGCAAGGTTCTGATGATGATTGGTGGAAACATCACAGCATTGGTTCAGGTGAAAGATGAAGGAACAAAGAATGCAATTGGTGAAAGGGAACATGAATGGATGGATGTTGTTGACCTGTTCGGTTGGTTAGATTATCAGGGCGGTCAGAATACATATTCCACTTATGATGCAAAGGTTCAGGAAACCACACATGTTTTTGTGTGCGGTTTTAAGAACTGCAAGCAACTTTCAAAGAAATGGGTTTGGAATCCCTTCAATTTCATCAATGGTGTCATCAGGTCAGATTCACAGGATGAAAAAGTTGACCTGACATCACAGAATGGAAGAATGGTCATCAATGGGAATGTCTATGACATCTTGATGATTGATGACCCAATGGGAATGCATAAGCATTTGGAAATATATTTGAAATATGTTGGGGGTGGTCTTAGTGGCTAATGTTCAATTCAATGATTATTCCATTCAGGTCAAAGCCACAATCAAGGACACTGCACTTGCATTTCTTGAAGAAGCAGGTGGTGAACTTGAAGCACAGACCAAAAGGAATTGTGCGGTCAAGACAGGCAAGACCAAAGGTTCATTTGAACATGCTGTTGATGAATCATCCCTGACAGTTGCTATTGGTTCAGATTATGAAAATGCTATTTGGGAAGAATTTGGAACAGGCATCTATGCAGTGAATGGTGATGGAAGAAAAGATGTTCCTTGGGTTTATGTTGATGAAACAGGTGAAAGACATGTGACATCGGGAAAATCACCCAAAAGAATGTTGTGGAATGCTTTTCAATCCCTTCAATCCAAGATTGAACAAATGGCACAGGAAAGGTTTGGTGGTATGGGATGACAGTTGAAGCATTGAAATATTTGAATGACTGCATTGAATCCCTGTCCATTCCTTATGAATTCATGCAGTGGACAAAAGACTTGTCCTTCCCTTATTTTGTCGGTGAATACACAGAGATTGAAAGCATTGATGAAGGTGGATTGGAACAAGGAACACTGATTCTGACAGGCACAACTGATAAAAGCTATTTGACATTAGAATCTATCAAGGAACAGTTGAAAGACTTCTTTCCTTCTGATGGAAGAACAGCAATTCTTGACAGCGGTTCAGGGATTGCTGTTTCTTATTCCACAGCTTTTCCTGTTCCAACAGGTGAACAGGGACTGAACAGGATTCAAATAAACCTGAATATCAAAGAATGGAGAAATTAAGCTATGAGAGCAGGAAAAACAGGTGTCACTACTGACACACCAAAAAATATTATGTTCGGTGCAGGTACGATTCACAAAGGTCTTGCATTTGATGCAACCAAAAAGACTTGGAATTTTGCTGAATCTTGCATTGGCGCAACATCAGGCGGTTCAAAGATTACAATTGCACCTGAATTCACAGATGTTGAAGCAGATGGTGCATTGGTTCTTGTCAAGGGATTGAAGGTCAAGACAGGTGAAACTGCACAAATGGAAATCAATCTTCTTGAATTGACCACTGACATCATCAAGGATGCACTTATTGCAACTGATGGAACTTCTGCTGATACTAACTTTGACCTGATTGAAAGCAAAGCAGACCTTGCAGAAGGTGACTATTATGACAATATCGCATTTGTTGGAAAGAACCTTGCAGGAAAGAACATCATTGTCATCATGGACAACGCACTTTGCACAAGCGGTTTTGAAGCAGAAGGAAAGAACAAGGAAGGTGCAGTTGGAAAATACACCTTTGAATGTCATGCAGACCTTGACAGTGACCTTGACACCCTTCCTTATCACATTTACTATCCAAAGGTTACAGCATAAGAAAGGAAGGTGATTGTCAATGAAAGTGAAAGTCCTTAGACAGTTTACAGACAAGAACACTTCCAAGGTTCATTCCACAGGTGAAATCTTTGAATGTTCCAAGGAAAGACTTGCTGAAATTCAGACAGTCAGTGACAGACTTGTGACAGTCATTGAATCTGATGAAGCAAAGGAAAAGAAAACAACAAAGAAAGGTGAATGATTATGAGTGAAACAACCACTTTTGAACTTAGAACACTGAAATCTGATGACATTTTTCCTATGTTCAAGATTATCAGTAAAATTGGATTGAAGGAAATCAAGGAAAGCCTTGACCCTGCCACACTTGGAAAGATTGCAAATGCATTCAAGGAAAACAATCAGGATGCAAAAGGTGATGATTTGGTGTATTCCATTGGATTCACTGTTGTTCTTGACCTTGCACAGATTGTCATTGCAAATCTTCCTTCCTGCAAGAAAGAGATTTACACCTTGCTTGCACAAGTCAGCGGTAAAACTGAAAAGGAAATTGGTGACCTTGACATGGTGACATTCACTGAAATGATTGTTGCATTTTTCAAGAAGGATGAATTCAAGGATTTTATTGGGGTTGTTTCAAAATTGTTCAATTAGGTGATATGAAGATGATGGACTTGCTGTTCAGAGAATATGCAAGTCCATTTTCTTTGCTTGATGCAGTCATTGCATCAGGAAGATTCACAGATTGGATTGACCAATTCCTTGAATCCCACAAAGAAAAGATTCAATGGGAACATTGGTTGCACAAGATATATGAAAAATCTTGGTCTGACTAC